GAGCTCCAACATAAGTTTTTGAAGCTTGGGCATAATCTCTTGAATAATTCTGGTTGCTGCATGATTCTTCTCGTACTTAACCCTGAGGGCTGCAGAGAGATTGTAAAGTCTCTCCACTGACGCCAGTGTCGAGCGCGTTGGAATCAAATCCTCGGCGCCAACATAATTCAAGGCCTCAGTACAAAATGAATCAATGTCTGGATAGCCGGAGCAAAATTTCTCATATTCGGGCTTGTACCAACCAGTGAGCTTGACAATCTTTGTCCACAACTCTGAAAGACGAGAAGTGATAAACAAAACCTTATTAGCATCGGAAGCCCAAGGGTTTGAGTCAGAAAGCACCTCCATCAAAGAATCAAGAGGATCGTCAGAATCAAATCGCTTGAGGTTTAAAATTGGCCTCGCAAGCTCAATGAAATCCTTGAAATCATTCCCAGACTGGAACTCAGCTTGATCAGGGAAAAGACCGGAGTCAGGACCCTCATCCTGAAATTCTTGGGCAAAGTCAGACTCATGAGAACCAAGATCACCAGGACGCAAACGCGAAGCAACTTCCATGCCAAGTTCACGTGCATAAACGCGATGGAAAAACGCGATGAACGACATTGCCGCAGCGCCACCGTAATACGTCATTGCAGCGATAGCCACATACTTGAGACATGAGATAATAAAGCCCCGGTATCGTAAGAAGCCAATGATCAAAAGCACAAGTGGTGCAACACGCGTCGCAATGACGCGTATGACGTCCTGAGTGCCTTGACTGGGCGTAAGCATAGTGATAAACTGATCAAGAGTGGTCTTCATACTGGCATAATCGGAGCTCATGTTCTGAGAAAGACCAGAAAGATTGAGTGTCATGTCATTGACGTTCTGAAGAGTTTGTTCAGCATTAACCACTGACTTGCCAACACGAGAGAAAACACTCGTGACTCCTGACACAAGAGCAGGCAAAATTCTCACCTGCTCTTGCGTTGGGAGTTCCTCTTCTGGCATGGCACCAGGTAGACGCGTTTGAAACTGAACCCTCTCAGCCAAGTACTCGGTGTAAATGGTCTTCCATCTCTCAAGCATGTTATCCAACAAATCCAATGTCTCACCGGGAATTGAAAGTCCCGAATGAGTGGCGAACCAAGAGACTAAATTTGCAGAGATTGTTCCTGCAAGGTATAGCTCAGTGACAATGGGTTGGAAAACACCCGGCAACGCCTCCACATTGAATGAGCAGGAGGACGCGCCCAAGTTGCTAAAGAAAAAGTCATGGAAGTCCTCGGACATGGAATCCGAAAACGAAAAATGACCGGCGATGGCACTAGCATATGCCATTCTGGAAGCTGCAACGAATGCATCGAAAAGTACATCCATCGCAACAGAACGAGACAAGAGAGCAGAATTCTGAACTGCTCTTGAACGAACGACTTCGACCTCAAAGGGAGTCATAAAAAGTTGTTCGTTGCAAACATTCTCAACATTGGACACAAAGTTCTCGTTGAGGAGTCTTGCATACTTCTGGGCGAAAATGCGCTTGGCCAGGAAACCATTAAACTGCCTAGGCAGCAAAGAAATGACTCTCTGATAAAGGGAGTGACACGCACGTGATTGGGAAAAATGGGTCTGAAAAGCTTCTTGAAAGGCTACCTCGGAATGAGGTATCTCAACTTTTGCATCCTCAAAGCCCAATGGGCAATCCGCTTGGCATTGAAATTCAGGAGTAGAGATCTCGAACAACTCATACTCAAAAATTTGACGCGCCAAGCAACGTCTAAAAAGCTCTCCGCGCCTCCTGGAAGACCTAGGCTTCACAGCCCTGGGGGGGTTGCAAGACTTATCATCCAAGCGTCTCGGAAAGAATGAAACGCTGTGAGCCCTTTGGCCAGACACAAGAGAGCAAGAGAACTTGGAAACAGAAGTGAGGTAGTAGAAAGACATATTTTGAAACGCAGGATTATTTTCAGCGCGAAACATACATCGATGATTGGATACCTTGATGCGATCTCGGTCCTCCTAAAGATAAGTTCCGTTGACTAGTTTGAATTCAGCCATGGAAATTCGCAAAACCATAACTTAGCAAACAATGCACGCGCATGCTCAAACGGGTAGGTAAATTATCCATCCCTATAGAGACTTAAAGACTGGCACGTAGGCTTTCAAACTATATACGCTATGACAAGCGCACTTTAACCAATGTACGACTATAATGCGTCAAATTATAGAAGCGAAAATCAACAAATACACATAACCGCGTGGCTCAGTTCAACAATTCCTTATCGTCGCAACAACA